TCGTCCAGCACGAGCATGACGCCGTCGTAGTTGTGGACGCCCGCGTACGCGTCGGGGTTCTCTTCGGACCACAGCCGCCCCTCAATGGTCCAGTAGCGGGTGCCTTTCTTGAGGTCGCGCTCAACTAGCTCGGTCAGCCACTTTGCGGGCATGATCCGCGTCGCGGCAATTTCGTACCAGTGGCTGTTGATTGACATCGCCAGCCACTTGGTGATCTCGGCCCATGTCACCGACCGAAGCTGCGCTTCCGAGTTGGCCGACACGATGGTGGTTGACCCGATGCGGGTCGAGATCATCCAGATGACCAGCCAACTGACCAGCGCCGACTTGCCGATGCCGCGTCCGCTGCTGGTCGCCATGCGGAACGTGTCGAAGTCAACCTTGCCGTCGTTGGCCTTGATGTGCCGCGTGAGGTCTTGCAGCACCTCGCGCTGCCATTTGCGCGGCCCAGGGTGATGCTCCAGTGGTGTGCCGCGCTCCCCCCACGGGAACACGTACAGCACGAACTTGAGCGGGTCGTTGGCGAGCGCCGGCGACCACAGCCGCGCCATGAGTTCCATCTCGCCCGAGGCGTCGTAGATCGGCTGCTGCATTACTTTTTCTTGGCGGTCTTGGCGCTGTCCTTGAACGCCTTGGCGGTCGGCGCACCTTTAGCGCCTGGCGCGCGCATCTTCTCACCAGACCCGGCGGCGATGCGCTCACGCTTAGCATTAATATTTTTATAGAGGCCGTTTTTCATGGGCATTTCCATCGTTTGAGTGACGCTTTGGCACGTTCGCCGTCCTTGGCCTTAGCCGCAACCGCGCCCATGCGTGCGCAGAAGCTCGCCTTGCGGCCCTTGTCGGCGTCGGTCTTGGGGCTAGGTGCCGGCGCCTTGAGGTTTGACCCGGTGGCAGCGTTGTACTTTTCGCGCCCCTTGGCCGTCAGCCCTGCGCCTTTTGACGCGGGCAGCTTCTCGCCGCGCCCCACGGACAGCGACACAGACTTACCTTTGCTCGGCACTGCTTGTATCCTCCAGCAAAACCACTTCTTCGTACAGCCCCTCTATAACACGCGTGCGTGCTTTTTCCAGCGCCGCGGTGATGCTGATCTGCTGGTCGATGTTTACGTCAAGCTGCTGCTTCGCCACCCAGCCGTGCTGGTGCTTAAGGATCTCCAGCGCCGCCTTGGCGTCGCCGGTGGCAGCCGCGTCGTGCAGCGTCTTGCCGGCGCTGTACTCGCCGTCAGCGCGGCCCTTCATTTCGGCCATCTCGACCAGTGGGTCAAACTCCGCCAGGCGCCGGAACTGCGCCGGGGTCAAGCCGACACGCATGGCGAGGGTATCGCCCTTGAGGCCGTACCGCGCCGCTTCGTAGATCGCCTCCAGCCGCGCCTCAGTCGCCGCGATGCGCTCAGGCGCGAACGGTATGGAGTAAAAGCTCATGGCGGTAAGATACCTGCCTTGATGACGTTTTGCAAAAAATAAATTTTAAAAAATTTTCGTAAAAAATTTTGCTTGCGGACCCTCCGTCACCGTCACCGCGGTCCCTCGGCCCCCACCCCCCCGTCTGCGCGCAGTCGCCAGCCGCCAGCTGATCGATCACGCTGGAGCCAATTGGCCATAGGCCAAGCGCTAGGGAAGCGCCGCATCACGCAATGCCTGCCTCGAGCGGGATCGATCACGCCCTTTGGCTTGGGGCCGATTAGCCGCCCGGTTTCTTGCCGGGCGGCTTGAAGCCTTAGAAATTCCAAGGCTCGGCATTGTACGCCTTGGCAACCGCTCTGGCTTCGCGCTTGCCGCTAACCTTGATCCCGATTAGCCGCCATTCGCGCTGGCCGTTGACGGTGCGGGCGATGCAAACCGTGGGCTGCTTGCCTTGTGTGTAGTGCGCTTCGAGCATTTGCGTTTCCTTTCGTTTCGTTGCACCCCTTCTATGCGTGCCTGGTGGAAGTGTCAAACACTTTTTTTCCGGTTAGGCAAGTTAGGCAATCTAATTTGCAGTCCACATTGCGGCTGGGCTGTTAGGCAAGTTAGGCATCGCACGAATAGGTCAGTTATCAATTTGCATTTGCGTTGCCTAAGACGCCCAGGCGCGGGGGCGCGCCAAGCTTTGGGCGTTTTAGGCTACCTAAAAGCGATGTCGAGTCGCTGCGCCAGCAAACGACGTGGGCCACACGGTCCCCAGTTCTGCCATATCTATATAGTTACATATGATACTATTTTTTTTGCTTAAGAATATACAGGACCATAACCTAACTAGCCTAACATGGCCCGCAAACCCGCGGATTCTGGCGCTTTCCGGGTAGGCAAACCATCGCCCAATCCCGCCGACGTTTCCGCCCAAAAACAGACCTACCTAACCAATCCGGTTAGTTTCGCATCAACTGTCAAAATATGTGTTGCAAGCCCTGCAAATCTATGAGAGGGTACGACATCAACACGGACAGGAGCACAACGACATGACTATTGAACAAGCCGCCACATTGGATGCCGCGCATAAGATGGTAGACGCAATTTCGGCATTGCGCACCGCGCGGCGCAAGCTGCGCACGGCGGGTCACACTGACATGGCGGACGACGTGACGCGGCTGCTAGGTTGCCTTGACGTATTTTCGCAAGCCGCCGCCAAGCGTGCAGGAGCCTAACGCCATGCTCGCCGACGCCCCTTACCTCATCGTGCCGCTATGGGCCGCATTTATGGCCCTCGGCTTTTTCATTCTGCGCGACCGTTAACAAAGGATCAGACAATGGCAATTATCAACGCATCTAATTCGCAAGCCTACCAACAATGGTTCGATTTTTACGCGGAAAAATTTGCCCGCATCAGTGACAGCGCGCTGACCGGTTATTGGTACATGTACGGTCGCGACAGTGAGGCAGACGCATCTTCAATATCTGCACGCGATGCTGCGGCTTATGCCGCCGTCAATGCCGCAATGGGTGAACGTGATTTGCAGCCCTGACACTTCAAAGTAGGGGCGGACATGTGCCGCCCCTCATTTGAACTGCCAAGCACAACACTAAACGACAAGGAACGACACTATGGCAAACGCAAACGGATATATCATATACGAAGGGCCAAGCGCCATCGATGGCGCGCCCATCGTTGTCATTGCGACCGGGTTTGCGAGCAAGTCTGCCAACGGCAAAACAGGCGATATGGTTCAGACTTGGATCATCCGCAGCGACGTCGCGCCGCATCATGCCGTCAAGTCTGGCGAAGACGCTAGCGTATGCGGGAATTGCATTAATCGCCCTGCGCGCAAAGCGGAATTGCTGGCAAGCGGTCAGCCATTCGTACCTTGCTACGTTAAGACGTTTCAGGCTCCCCTTAGCGTCTACGGTGGCTATCAGCGCGGCATCTACCCGCGCGCGGATGCTGCGCAAATTGCCGCGCTATGCGCCGACCGGATGGTCCGCATTGGTTCCTACGGTGATCCGTACGCTGCGCCGATATTCATCTGGCGCGCCATGACAAGCCAAGCCAAAGGCTGGACGGGGTATACGCACCAATGGCGCCAGGCCGGTGCCGGATGGCGCGCGCTCGTCATGGCAAGCGCCGACTCGCTGCAGGATATGGTAGACGCCCACGCTAAGGGCTTCCGCACCTTCCGCGTGACATCCAAGCCCTTTGAGAACGTCAAGGGCCTGGAAACTGTCTGCCCTGCCAGCAAGGAAAAGGGTGCAGTTACCGATTGCGCAACGTGCCGCGCTTGCATGGGCACTAGCGGCAAGGCGCGCGCATCCGTCCAGATTGCCCGCCACTAACGTCAACCCGCCGCGCGGCCATCCCGCCGCGCGGCAAACCTAACAGAGGATAGACCAATGGTAGACCGGACAGAAGCCGCTAGGGCGATGGCTAAGGCGATTGCGTACAAGCAATGCGGCAAAGACGCCGACGCCGCGCGATGGGCGCGTGAGCTAGTGCGCCTCTTGAAATGCGCCGAAATACTGCGCCCAGCCTAACGTCAAAAAATTAGTTGCAAACCCTCGCGTGAGAGGGTAACACCGCACCGCACCACACCACACCACACAATCACACTGCACGAAAGGAAAGTCCAATGTCTGCAATCTCTATCACCGTCGCATCCGAATATATCGACGCCGCTATGGCCGCCGTGTCGAAAGAGGAAACGCGCTACTACCTCAAGGGCGTTTTTATCGACGCGCGCGGATTCATCGCCGCCACGAACGGGCATATCGCGTTCGCCGCGCGCTGCAATGAGGCTTGCGCTTTCGCTGAGACGTTCGTCACGATCGGCGGGTCCAACGCCCTAGCGGGCATACTTGTGCCCGACACCGCCGTCACGCAAGCCGCCAAGGGCAAGGGGCCATACTACACGATCGAACGCGACGCGGGCGGCCTGTATTGGCTTCAGCGCGGCGCCGTCCGGGTTCACTTCGAGCCCGTCGATGGCAGCTTCCCCGATTGGACCCGGATTATCCCCGAGGCGCCCGAGGCGCTAGTGGCCGCGCACTACGACCCCAAATACGTCGCGGCTATGGGTAAGATGGCCCAAGCACTAGGTGATGGCAGGAAAGGCAATGCCGCGGCATTCCGCATCCACCAGAACGGCGAAAACCCCGGCTTGGTGACATTCGCCAGCGATGGCGGCGGGATTCACACGCAATGCTGCGCGGTGATTATGCCCATGTGGTACAAAGGCGAAGGTACGTTCGACCGCGCGGCGTTCCTCGCTGCCTGACACGCAACCAGCCGCGCGGCAAACCCGCCGCGCGGCCTAACGTCAACAAATCAGTTGCAAGCTACCCCATGAGAGGGTAACGTCTACACGCTGACAACTAGGAGCAAACGACCATGTCACAAGCAAACAACGATAAGCACGGCCAATGCACTTATTGCGGGCGCGACAATCGCGGGTATGAGGATGAGCTTTGCAGCGATAACTGCCCATATGAACTGATGATCGCTGAAGCGCCCGCCATGCTTGAGGTGCTGCGGATGCTGCTAGAGGATTGCGAGGCTCACGGGCTGACAGACAACGACGCGCACTTGCGTGAGGCCCGCGCTATCCTCGCGCGCATCGACAAGGGAGCCTGACACCATGACCTACGACCCCGCCGCAGATCGCAATTACTGGCGCTTTAGCGACAGCCGCCGCTTGATCGAGGCCGCGCGCGACAGCCGCCACGAATTGAGCATCGCCCTAGGCGAACGGCTGGACGCGTGGCTTGACGCCGCGATCGAGCTTGCCGACACCCAGGACGAACTCAAGGTCGTCCGCGCCGAACGCGACGCGCTGCTGGAGACTGTGGCGCAATACGAGCGGGAGGCGGACCAGTGACCGGCACCGCAACCATCGCGCCGAACGCGCACGACATCGCCAAGGCCGCCGCCGAAGCCTTCCGCCAGCGGGATGAACTGGCCGCCGAACTTACCGCGCTTGACGCCCTGCTGCGCCAGCATACGCGCGACTACGGGAACGCCGTACGCGTGTGGCTTTTTACACCCCTGATGCTGCGCCACGCATGTGAAGCACGCGGGCTGATCGACAGAAAGGCATGACCATGAGGCACTACAACAGCAGCCAAGACCGCACTTTTAATTGTGCGGTCCTCTACATCAACGCCGGCGGGCGCCGAAAGCAGGCCACCGTTAAGACGATCGCACCCGCCGCCGACTTGGCGATGGCTCTAGCCGAGCGGATTGTCCGCGCCGACAATCGCCGCCGCGTCCAGAGCGTTTACTATACGTCGGCAATCGAACAATGACCGAACGCGAAACCCAAGTGATGCGCCTAGTCTGCGAGGGGTTGACTGCTCAAGGGATTGGCGAGCGTCTGGGCATATCCTCCCGCACCGTCGAGATTCACCGCCGCACCGCCGTGATTAAGCTGGGCGCACGCAACCAGACGCAGGCGGCGGTCCTGTTCGACCGCGCCCGGAGGGAACAACCATGAGCAATACAGCACACAAAGACCAGCACGCATGAGAGCCTGGACGCGCGACAAGCCGATTTACCCTTGGTCGCGGATGGCTGAAGGCGAAACGATCATATGGCCGATCGGCAGCACCGAAGAAGCGCGTAACGTGCGCCGCAACGTCAGCCAAAACGGGGTGCGGAACGGCAAGATATTTCGCGTCAAGCTGCACCGCAAGGCAACACCGCCGGTAATGCACGTCACGCGGGTCAGATAGCCTTGCGATATAAGCCTTACTGTGCAAAAACAAAACGCCGGGGTTCTGCTAAACCCCGGCGTTTTTGACCGATAGACAAAGGCAATTGTCGTATGGCCACCATCACCGATATCACCGCCGACTACGCACGGCAACTACTCAACTACAATCCCGAGACTGGGCGTTTGCGCCGCGTTCTAACTTCTGGGCAACTGTCCAACCGATACGCAGACAGCCAGAAGCGGAACGGCTATCGGTATGTAAAGCTCAAAGGGCGCCGCTACGCCGCGCATCAACTGGTGTGGTTATTGCACTACGGCGTTGCGCCTTGCGGCATAGTCGATCACGTAAACCGAGATCGTCAAGATAACCGCGTAACCAATTTACGCGTTGTTACCGCTGCGGAGAACGCTCAAAATGCCGGCATCAGGGCCGATAACGCGAGCGGCTACCGTGGTGTGTGCTGGCATAAGCGGACCAAAACTTGGCAAGTCCGCATTCGAGCGCAAGGCGAGCATAAATTCGTAGGGCACTTTCGCGTGCTATCTGAGGCCATTGAAGCGCGTAGAGAGGCCGAACAACTGCTCCACATATAACAGAAAAGGCTCAACAGCGAGTGAGGACGCTGTCGAGCCTTCCCGTGCTGACAGACCGGGAGAGGAACGGTCTACCGAAGGTTTACCACATTGCCGCCGCCGCTGGCAACCCCATCCTCCTCGACCATGCGCCGCAGATCGGACTTACTGTAACGCTGCGCCACCGCCTTCTCGGCGAAGATGTGCCGCTTGGTCATATACTCCTTCGACCCGATCCGGCCCACATCGACCCAGCCAGCCTCCTTGAACGCGTGCAGCAGTGCCGCCTGCGGCACCTTGGCGGCCGTGGTATTCATCGACAGCGCCACCGCATCACAGACCTTGTGGAACGGCCCAGCGACCACGCCGCGCGCAAACGGCCCCATCCGCTTCGTCAGCATCTCGACCATATGGCTTTCGCTCATGCTCATGCCATGCTCGACCATGTTGATCTTCCATTCGGACACGGGCGGCGCGGCTGCCGGGTTGAACGCCGACACGTCGCGCTGGTGCAGCCACGCCGCGATCCGCTGGAGTCCGCCGGCCTTGTACCAGGCCCAGATACGGTCCGACGCGGGTATCGACATGCGCGGAGAACTCGACCAGACGCACATCCAGCGTCGGTCCTGCGACGGGATCGTCAGCGGCAGCGGATCGTTGGTGAAGGCCAGCACGAACAGGCGGTTGAGCATCTCGTACGGGTGCAGCCCTTTGCGGTTGATCAGCAGCGTCTCCGGCGGCGCCGCAATGATCGGCTTGAGCTTGTTCGCCAGCGCGCGGCGCTCCCGCGCCTCTGGCTCTTTAAGCTCGTTCAGGATCAGAATCTCGGCCTCCAGCGAGTACCCCCATTGGCTGTCGATGCTCTTGGTTTCCATAGTGCTGCGGTTGTGCTGGTGCGGACCACCGACCGCCCACAGCAGCGGCGCCCACATCGTGTCCTTGCCGCAGCCCTCGTCGCCGCCGTGCAGAATCGCATGGTTGATCTTGACGTTGGGGTGTTGGACCTTGAAGGCCATCGCGTCGAGGATGTGGTCAAGCTGCTCGCCATCCGGCACCAGCATCTCGCAGTGCTGAAGCCATACGTCCACATCGCTGTCGGCCACCGCCGCGGCGCCGCTCATGTCGGGCCGCTGGTTGGCCCAGCGGTTAGCGTAGACCAGCCCCTCGCGCGCCACCAGGACATCCTCGCCCGCAGCGTAGGTGACGCCGACGACCGCCGGGGCGCCGTACTCCTGCCGGCGCTCATCGAAGTAGATCGACGCCTGCACGCGGGGACTCTTGCCGTGCATCGACCGGCAGTCGATGTGCCGGAACAGCGCGTTGAAGACGTTGCGCGGCACCTCGCGCCGCGTCACCATGTCGAAGTAGCTGTCGTCGCTCTGGATATAGGCGAAACGGTCGAACCATTGCTGCCTTTCCAGACGCCCCGCATCCATGCGCTCGACCTCGCGGACGCGCTTGGCGGCTTCGTCCGGGAACGCCTCGGTCGGCGCGATCTTCTCGGCAAGCTGACGCATCCGCTCCGTGATCAGTTCATCGCGCAGCCCCGGCGACACCGCGGGGCCGCCGTTCTCGGCAACCCAATCGAGGAACGCGCGGCTGTCGAGATGCTGGCAGTGGCCGTGGTAGCAGCAGAACGAGCGGTCGAGCGGCTTGTACCGCGCCTCGATGCTGTCGTCGCTGTGCGCCGCATGGTTGGGGCAGACGATCCCGCACCAGCCCTCGTTGTTGGGGCGGCTCAGGACCAGACCGTTGTCGGACAGCCATGTCAGGACGTTATCCAGCCCCGTGTCGCGAATCTTCACCGACCTGTAGTCGGCGGTGTCCGCCGGCTCGGGCGTGACGTCCAGCGCAGCACAAATCTCCTCCAGCGTGTAGTCGCGCTCGGGGTGGAACTCGGTCAGCCGCGCAGCGAAGTTATCACGCCCCCGCTTGAGGTTGATGCTGCCAGGGATGCGGCAGTTGCGCACCGGATTGATCGCGCCGGGGTCCGTGTAGCCCGCGTCGGCAATGGCCTTGATCGCGGCGGCGAAGTCATGCCGGTCAGGCTGCGTGCTGAACGCGTAGCCCCACTGGAACGACCCCTCGCTCGTCTCCATCACCCAGGTCGGGTCGAGCGGCGGCGTCTTCGACTTAGTGCCGACGTCGTCCAGCATCATAAATAGTACATACTCGCAGTTCTCGCGCTTGGCGCTGGGCTTGCCCTCCACAAACCGATCGACAATAAACGAGCCGGTGTTGACGTACCACGACTCGCCGTCCCTGATCTTGGCCTTGTCAGGCAGGAACGCCGGGAACGTCGCCTCGGGCACGCCGTCAGCGTGGTAGACCATCTCGCCGTCGCGCAGCTTGGGCTTCTGCCGCAACAGCAGGGCTGTCTCGCCGTCAGCGTCGGCCAGCCCTGTCACGAACTCGATAAACTTGATGCGATCCTCACTCATCGCGCTCTCCTCACTTGCCGTAGCGGGCCATCGTGGCAACTTCCGCGTCCAGCGGCAGCCCCGACGCCCACGTGGGCGGTTGACACATGATCTCGACCAGACGGGCAGACGCTGCCTCGGCGGTGTCCTCAGGCACTTCCAAAACCACTTCGTCGTGGATGTGCAGGATCACCGGCAGTCCTTCTTCCTCTAGTCGTTTCAGCGAATGGCGAAGCAGATCGTTCGCCACGGCTTGGGTTATGTTCTCGCACGCCAGACCGCGCCACAGGCGGGCGCGGGGCCACTCCTTCGCGTCGGCTGCGGGCTTCCACGCGGCCTTCGCGTAGGTGACGTTGCCCTCTTCGTCGAAGCGGGCGAACGGGTAGCATAGCACGCGGCCTGACGGCAGGACATACCAGAGATGCGCGCCGTCGAATAAATACGTGACCCGCCCCGCGCTGAACTCCTGGCCCTTGTTCCGCATCGCGGCGGTGTAGGCGTGTTCGAGCTTCTGCCAGTACGGCACCGACCACGCGTTGGCGCGGCGCCACGCGTCCACCATGCGCCGCGCATCGCTCTCGGGCAGCAGGATGTTGTAGATGCGCCCCATCGCGGCAAAGGCGCCGACGCCGCCAGCGAAACCGCAGGCAAGCTCCTGCACCTTGCCGATCTGGCGCTGGTCCTTGTCCACCTCGGCATAGCCGACGCCGAACGTCGCGGCGGCGTTGTGCTTGTAAACGTCCTCGCCCTTGGCGAAGATGTCGAGCTTCATCGCACCGCTGTTGGTGTTCGACGCCCACGGCGTCACCCGCGCCTCGATTGCGGCCCAGTCGGCCACGACCAGCACCTTACCGGGCGCGGCCAGCAGCGACGGGCGCAGCATCCCCTTGAGGACGTCGGTCACGCGCTTGCCGAACTTCGGGACGATCTGGTGCCCGCGCACCATCGCCTGGCGCGTCAGTGCAGGGTCGTCGGCGCACTTGCGGGGGAAATTGTGGACCTGTAACCCAAATGATGAAGCACGGCCTGTAGCACTGCCTCCTGCAAAAACAAATGCTCCTCTAACGCGGCAATCCTCCTCGTCAGCAAGCGCCGCGGCGCGGTCAAACTTGGCGACGGACGATGCCCACAGATCGTCCGCGCACTGGATGACTTCCGCAACATCCGCCGGGACTTCATCAGGGTTCTCCTCGGCCAGCACCAGCAGGTTGGCGCGCACGTTCTTGTCGATGGATAGCTTGGCGACACCATCCTTGTAGACGGTCGCCAGCTTCAGCGCCTGCGACCCCACCCGGTCCAAGACCCAAGCGCGCATCTTAGGTGAACGTACAGATGTAATCTCTCCACCTGTAATCTCAGCGACAGCACCCTGAATCTCAACCAGTTCCGCTTCAGCGTACCGCACAGCCGCCTGCGCGAGCGGCTTGTCCAAGAGAACCCCACGGTCGTTGATCCTTTCGTTGATGTGGTAATCGGCAAGCTCGTCGGCGGACAGCGGGCGCTGCGCCTGACTGATCGCGCGCATGGACCGGACGTCCTGCTCGCAGTAGGCGACCATCTCGGCCATCAGGTCGGCGTCCTCGCGGAACGCGCCCTCCGCCTGCGGGATCGACAGCAGCCGGATCAACTGGCTGCCCCGGTGGTCCTTGCGCATCGACGCGCCGGCGAAGCGACCGACGTCCTCAAGGCTACCTGGCGCGCAGTTGGCGCGGGCCTGCGCGGCGGTGCAGTAGAACTGCTCCAGCGCGAAGTCGATCTGGAGGACGTACCAGAAGATCAGCCGCTCGAAGGCGGCGTTGTGCGCCCTGATCTGGCCCTTGTGATCCTTGACGGCTTGCGGGAAAGGCTGCCCCGGCAGCCACGTCCGCACCTCATCGTCGTCGAAGGCGTAGGACATGCACAGCACGTCGGTGCTGGCGTCCTGCGCGTAGTTGTAGACGCCTCGGCTGCGCAGATCGCAGCGGCTCCGGGTTTCGAAGTCAAGCCAGAGAATGGTCATGGATACCTCACACGCTACTCACCGGGACGGCCATGCGCTGCCGCCCCGGCTTTCGCTCGACCTTAGCTCCGACGACGACGACGAGGTGCTTCGGCGGCAGCCTCTTCTTCGACCTCGGGTTCAGGCGCTTCATCAGGCCCGGTGTCCAGCGACGCCCACCCGGTGATCTCAAAGATCGGGGTGAAGATGCGTCCGTAGGACTTGTGCTGGTAATGCTCCTTGCGGAGCGACACCAGCGGCACCGGCTTGGTCTGGTCCTTCTCGACCTGTTCCGCGATCGCTGCGGCCAGAGTCTGCACCGCACGCTTACCGCCGACCGAAGTCGCCGAATAGCGCACCTGCATCCCCTTGTCTTCGCCGTTGGTGCAGGCCAGCGTCACGCCGACCTGCATTTCCCAGCCACGCTTGGCCGCTTCAGGGGCGGGGCCGGTTTCCGGCAGCGGGTCCACGACCGACGCCATCTTCTCGGCCAGCACCGTGCCGTCGCCCCAAGCGATGTAGCCGTGGACGAACGAGAACGGATTGACCGCCCACACGCTGTCGTCCTCGACCTCGGTCTGGTCAGCGCCGAACACCCAGTGGCCGGTCCTGTCCATCTTGAGGATGACCATGCCGCCACCGTCGCCAACATCCGTCTGGATGGTGCGGAGCGCCGACGAAAGCGATGCGACTGACGGCAGACCTGCGCCGCCGAACTTGCTTACTGCATTAGACATTAGAGTACCTTTCTTCTTACTGGATTTTGGACATGGCCTTCTTCAGCGCATGTCCGATCTGCAACACCGCCGGTCGGGGATCGCTCTCCGGTGCGAGGGTGCTACCACTTGAGACGGCGACCACGAGGTCAGCCGGCAATTCGATCTTGTGTTTTTTGAACTCTTTCTCAATCATCGCAGGCGACTTTTGCTTTAGCTCGTAAGGGTCGATATCCGAACCTTTGGGTCGGTTATGGACAACCCATTCGTACGCTTCTTCATCGTTGGCCCATTTACGCGTCGCCCGCTTGGGGACCAACTTCCAACCAGGGACGGCGTTGCCCGCTTCAATCATCTGGTGCGCCAGTTGCTGCAAATCCTTCAGGAAGCTCTCGACCATCGGGATCTGCTCCAGATAGTGCGCGATCTGTTGGGCCGGCAGCGCGTCCAGCTTGGCCTTGACGACGCGGTCGATGGCGCCGGTCATCAGCGGGCACACCGGCTTGGCGGCGCACCACTTGCAGTGATCGCCGCTGGCGAGCGCCGCGTCAGGCTGCTGCGCCTTGGCGACGGCGCGGGCCAGTTCCGCCTCGAACTCCAATACGCGCTTGCCGGTCGTCACCCACCGCTTGACGCTGGGCGGCTGGATGATGATCAGTTCGACTTCGGTCGCGCCGAAGAACGCCCACTTCGTTTCCGGCGTTCGCATAGCCGCCGCAGCGTAGAAGAGAAGCTGGGCGTTCTCTTCGGCCTCGACCGCCACGCCATCGCCAAACTTCCAATCCAGCACAATCGCTCGATCACCAATGCGGCCAAGAAGATCGGTAGAACCAAAAACACCAGGCAGAAAATCACCAAAGCCAACCCTGCTTTCAACCGCATATTCCATCTCCCCGTTGGGGTCGATCTCTTCCAGCGCCGCCAACGCGGGCAGCAGCTTGCTCTCCAGCAGCGCCGGGGTCAACTCCGCGCTCTCGTGCTTGCGTCCGATGAACGCCTCGGGCGAACCCTTGCCATCCAGAATGTCCGCGATGGTGTCGTGGAGCAGCGTGCCTTCGTCGGCGTAGCTGCTGCTGGGCTGCGGCGGCATCTGGGCCACCAGCGCCACGCTGCCGGGGCAGGCGATGACGCGCTTGGCGGTCGAGCCGCCGACGATCTTACTGTGCTGCATACTGTACCTCACTGCATTGTTTGGACGGCCAGCATACGCTGCAAAAGATTTGACGCAAGCCCCTTGTCAAAAAAATTTTGCGAGGGTACGGCAGGGCATGACCGAGAAGGAAGTCGAGCAGCACCTGTGCAAGCGCGTCAAGGCGCTCGGCGGATACGCGTACAAGTTCCGCAGCGTGACGCAGGTCGGCGTTGCAGATCGGATCGTGTGCTTGGCGGGACAGACATGGTTCGTTGAGGTGAAGCAGCCGAGTGGACGGCTGTCGGCGCTCCAGCGCATCTTCGCGGAAGAGATGGAGAAGACCCAGCAGCGGTACGTCTGCCTGTGGTCCAAGAGTGAGGTGGACGAGTGGCTGGCACGCTTCAACTAAGGCCCTACCAGGATGACGCCGCTGACTTCCTGTACGCGCGCGACCGGGCGATGATCTTGGCGCCGGTCGGGGCCGGCAAGACCGCCATCACGCTCACCGCGATGCAGGAGGCGGTCGAGCGACGCTTGGTGCGCCGCTGGCTGGTCGTCGCCCCCAAGCGCGTCTGCACGGACGTCTGGCCGGTTGAGCGCCCCAAGTGGGCGCCGACGCTGACGATGGCTCTGGCGGTCGGCACACCGGCCCAGCGTCAAGCGGCGCTTGACAGCGACGCTGACGTCGTCGTGATCAACTACGACAACCTCGACAAGCTGGACAGCCTGTCTGGTTTCGGCGGGATTGTGTTCGACGAACTGACGCGGCTCAAGAACCCGTCCGGCAAACGCTTCAAGGCTCTGGAGAAACTGCTCTCCAGCATAACTGTCCGGTGGGGGCTGACAGGTAGTTTCACCAGTAACGGGTTGGAGGACGTCTTCGGCCAGTGCAAGATCGTCGATCAGGCGCTGCTGGGCCGGTCGAAGGGGGCGTTCCTCCAGCAGTACTTCATCTGCATCAACCGCGACTTCGGCCAGTGGACGCCCGCCGCTGGCGCGCTCGAACAGGTGATGGACCGCATCCGCGAGGCGACCTACGTGCTGGAGCCAGGCGAGTACGCCGACAAGCTGCCGCCGTGCCATGTCGTCGAGGTCCGCACGGCGCTGGACACCCGCGAGCCGTACGAGAAGATGAAGAAGGATTACGTGGCGCGCTTCGGCAATGACCGCGTGATCGCGCAGAACGCCGCGTCGGTGACGACCAAACTCCAGCAGATGGCGTCGGGATTCGTCTACGACCGCGAGGGGCCGACGCCGGTGCATTGGTTCAGCACGCACAAGTTCGACCGACTGGAAGAGCTTCTGGCCGAGAACCAGCGGGCGAACACCATCGTGGCGTACAGCTACCAAGAGGAACTGGCCGAACTGAAGCGCCGCTTCCCGCACGCGCAGACGATCGACAGCCCCGGCGTCATCGACCGCTGGAACCGAGGTGAGGTCGAGCTACTGCTGGTGCATCCCAAGTCAGCCGGCCACGGCCTCAACCTCCAGCACGGCGGCTGCCACATGGTGTTCCTGTCGCTGCCGTGGTCGCTGGAGCTTTACGAACAAACCGTTGGGCGTCTACACCGAGGCGGGCAGACGCGCGACGTTTGGGTTTACGTCATCTTGGCGGACAAGACGATCGACGAACGCATCTGGGCCGCGCTGCACGAGAAGCGCGCGGTGTCGGACATAGCCCTTGAGGAGTTGAAGAATGGTTAAAGTAGACTGGCGGTCGCTGGCGGCGACTTTGAGCGACATGACCGAGGCCGAGGTCAAGCGTCTGCTGGACGAAGAACGCGCTGGCCGTAAGCGCCCGCTGATCGCGCGGCGGCTGCACCAGCGGTACTGCACGCTGCGGTCGGTGCGCGAGCGGGCCGAGCTTATGGCCGAGATCGCGCGATGACCGACCATGCAGAAGCCGCCGCGCTGATGCTAGAGAAGGTGGCCGACCTGCTGCGCGCG